CCCAGGCTGCTCGAGATTGGGAGTTAATGATTGGCCGTGCCGTAATTGATGATTAAGGTTTATCACGCATCAGGATGTGATATTTTATTACTAGGCGGTAGGACGGCTAATGAAGAAGAAAAAGATACTATTGATATCAGATCATGCTCTGAGCACTAGCGGGGTTGGTGTACAAACCCGCCACTTAGTGTTTGGTCTTCTTGAAAAGGAAGAATGGTCAGTTCGTCAGTTTGGCGCTGCAGTTAAGCATGATAACTATGATACCGTAAAGGTCACTGATGATTTTTTCATCAAGCCGATCGACGGTTTCGGAAATAAAGAACTACTCAGGGTTACACTAGCAACTGAGAAACCAGATATTGTGTTGATCTTTACAGATCCACGGTTTTTTATTTGGTTGTGGGAGATGGAAGATGAAATTCATCAGGTATGTCCCATTGCTTATTGGCATGTCTGGGATAACCGGCCCACGCCTGAGTTTAATAAAGTGCTATATGAATCGACAGATTTAATTAACTGTCACTCCTATCTTACATATGAGATGTGCAGTGAGCTAGTACCTGATCGTGTTAACTTTATTCCCCACGCGCTTCCGGAAGAAATATATAAACCACTTTCAGAGAAAGACATAAAACGTCATAAGACGAAAATACTGGGAAAAGCCCGGGCAAATCATTTTGTTGCTTTTTGGATTAATAGAAATGCGCGCCGAAAGCGCGCTGGTGATTTAATTTGGGCATGGGCAGAGTTTATAAAGCGCCTTGAGAAAAACCACGGCCATCGTAATGCTACGCTATTGTTGCATACCGACCCTATTGATCGTGAGGGTCAGAACTTATATGAAGTCTGCGATATGTTAGGTGTGAAAGACACGATCGTCTTTTCAAAGGATCGTTTAGAATTTGACCAGATTAATATTTTGCATAACATATCTGATGTGTCGATAAACATTAGCTATGCTGAGGGTTTTGGATTAGCTACTCTCGAAGCTATGCAGGTTGGTAAGCCCATTATCGCGACCAAGACCGGCGGCTTAACGAGACAAGTTGTTGATCATCGTGATAATAGTGAAAATGGTATTGCTTTAGACGTTGAGTTTAAGACGCTAGTCGGATCTCAACAGGTACCTTACATATATGAAGATCTAGTATCACATACAACTGTTGCTGATGCTATAGAAAAACTTTATGAAATGGGCCCCGATGCCCGGGCAGAGTTAGGTAACAAAGCACGCGAATATGTGTTGTCTGAGTTTAATCATCAAACGACTGTAGACTTATGGCATAATACCATGTGTGAAACGATTGATAATTGGAAAGAAAAATATGAGCCATGGGAGTGTAAAGTAATATGAAGTCTGTTGTAATTAGGGCTCCGCTACTTAGTTATTCTGGATATGGGACCCATGCCAGGCAGGTTTTTAGATGGTTGCTTACAAAGGACGTTGATGTATATACTCAAGTTGTTCCATGGGGTGCAACCTCCTGGATGATTAATCCGGATTACGAAGCCGGCCTAGTTAACGAGATAATGAAGAGGTCTGTGCAATTACAGAAAAAGCCAGATGTATCGTTTCAGGTTCAACTTCCAAATGAGTGGGATCCTACGCTAGCAAAGAAAAACGTGGGAATTTCTGCATATGTTGAAACTGACCGTTGCAATCCACAATGGATTTTGGCCAGTAATCAAATGGATGCTATAGTAGTACCATCAGCTCATGTAAAGAATTGTATTGAAGCTACCGGTGCCCTAAGTGTTCCTCTACATATTATTCCAGAAGCCTACTATGACTCGATTGCAAAGAAAAAGCTTCCTAAGCTTGATATAGATTTCTCGACTGATTTTAATTTTCTAATTGTAGGCCAGCTCACTGGAAATAATCCACATAATGATCGAAAGAATATTTTCAATACTATAAAGTGGATTTGCGAAACATTCCATAATGATGAAAATGTGGGAATCATTCTTAAGACAAATTCAGGAAAAAATACGAAGATTGACAGGGTCGTTACCACAAAATTATTAACTGCATTAATGGACGAAGCTCGCGATGGCCCTAATCCTAAACTTCATTTTCTACATGGAGCTATGACGCAAGAGGAAATGGCATCGTTATATAGGCATCCAAAGATTAAGGCCTTAGTATCACTAACACGTGGCGAAGGATACGGATTGCCTTTATTGGAAGCCGCAGCTAGCGGATTACCGGTGATGGCAACGAACTGGTCAGGTCACTTAGATTTTCTAAATAAAGGAAAATTTCTAAAGGTTCAATATCAATTAGCCGACGTACACAGATCAAGAATTGATAATAGGATTTTCGTACCAGGAACAAAGTGGGCAGAACCCTTGGAGCATGATGCAAAAAGAAGATTGTCAAAGTTTCGTGAACAACCGGATATGCCCACCAAATGGGCTCAAGATCTTAAAAAGATTTTAGTGAAAGAGTACTCACAGGAAAGCATTAATTTGATTTATGATGAGGCCCTTGGGGGAATACTAGGGTTATGACACCGACTGTTGCGTGGATAGTAATAGGGATATTGACGGCCATTATCTTTACACTATCATACTTCGTAGTTAAATTTGCATTTATAATATTTGACTTGGAGGATCGTGTCGGTGATGCATTAGCAGTATTAGAGGAAAAAGAAGAATCAATGGAGAGAATTCTCGAGATGCCTCTCTTTTATGATAATCCCCAAATTAGAAGAGTCGTCTCTGATATTAAGGGTTGCCATGCGGCAGTTCATAATATCATTGTGGCTAATTCGAATGTTTCTGATACTAGCGATGAGGGCACCGATACCGATGTTTCGTACGAAGGATAAACGTTTTGACAAAGAAGGTGAAAAGAAAAATACGCCGTCGTCGCAAGGGTACGTCTTCAAATCCGTATTTTAGCGCTGATACACAGGCTGCAATTATAGAGTATCAAAACTCTGAAGATATGGCTGAGAAAGATAAGCTATATGTTGAGAGAATATTCCCGGCGTTTGACAAGCTAGCTCAAAACCTAATATTCATATATGGGTTTGTGTCAAAATCTGAGCCATATGAGCACCTTAAAAGCGACTGTGTTTCGTTTCTATTTGAGACCCTCCATAAGTGGGACCCTAGCAAGGGTACCAAGGCTTTTTCATATTTTAATGTTGTTGCCAAGAATTGGTTGATTATAAATTCTAGGCGAAGGATTAAAAACGAGAGACGGCACGTCAGCGCAGATCACCAAGAGGGAATGAGTCGACGTGACAAGGCAAAATATGCAGCACATGATGTGGTGCTAGCCCCTGACGAGATCATGATAAAGCAAAACTTCCGCGCTGAGATTATGGAAGTGCTTAAAGAGATTCAGAGTCGCGTCTCCGGAGAAAACGAGAAGAAATGTATCGATGCGGTAATTACCGTATTCGAGACAGTGGATCAACTTGATTTTCTAAATAAGCGTGCAATCTTTGTATACGTTAGGGATATTTCAGGCCTATCGCCTAAGCAGCTATCAGTTGCTATGTCTATTATAAGGAAGCATTATCGCGCTCTAGTACATGGTACAGATCGGCAGTTTGATATTTTTTAGGGAGGAACTATGAGCGCTGAAGAGAAAATGCTAACGAAGGTTGAAAAATCAGAGGAAAAGCTAAAAAAGTTTGCTGAACTGTTAAATTCGATTGAGCAGTCTGAAGATAAAAAGAAGCTCCTTTGGCAGGAAATATATGAGAATGCCCTTAGGGATCGAGCCCAAGCCGGCCGGTTATTAGATGAGGCACATGCTGAAATGCAAGGTGGTGCATTTGAACATTCAACAATGGGTCCAACATTATCAAAGTATTTAGAGAGAATGAGTAAATCTAATGAGCAGATTCTTAAGCTAGCGGAGCTAATTGGTAAAGCCGAAGAAAAAGCTGCACAGATTGATCCGGACGATTTGTTTTCGAAAATTCAAGAGGGGTAGAACATGGCTGATACAGAATTAGTAGTAGAAGCTCAAGCTGCGAAGGCTCATGAGGATGCTGATCAGGCAGCCGCGGGTGGGACACCCGCACTGTATCGTGGTGTTGTTATTGATGTAATTTACGACCCAGCGCTTTATGATCCTAACAGGTGGATGTCAGCTGCTAAAGAGGTTGCTGGAAAAGATAAGATTTTCAAGTTAGCCCCTAGAAACTCATGTATTGTTAAAATACTAAATGATGCTGACAAAAATGACATTCCTTATACATTATGTTTTCCTTTTTTCTCACCTCACTTAGCACTACCACTCAAGCCTGGTGAACAGGTATGGGTATTCCTAGAAAATCCTGACGATCGAACAAAGGCTTGGGGATATTGGATGAGCCGCGTCCATGGGCCAGATTTTGTAGATGATGTTAATTTTACTCATCTTGATAGGGCATTTGAGCATATCACCCGAGCTGGAAATGAGCAACAGGAAACTAGCGAGGAAGATCCACCCGAGGCTGAGCCTTCATTTCCAAATGGAGATGATAGTAATGATCTTTCATTATCTAGTGGTCGTTGGGAGTATGAAAGACTATACCTGGGAAGCCTTGCTTCCCATGCGGTAACGTATGAGGCTGTTCCTCGTTTTACGAAACGCCCAGGTGATCTTGTCATTATGGGTTCAAATAATACGTTGATATGCCTGGGTGAAGAACGTGCTAGCTGGACGACAGATGTGCATAGGGATACCCTGGCCGAAATAGCCGACGTAAAAACTTCAGATGCTGCTAATCTTGGTGTTGCCGGTACTATCCTCGAGGAGCATGCTGGTTCGACAACAGGAACAAAAGCCGCTGAAGAGTCTTTTGCTGCCCCTGTAGAGCCTGATACAGCCGGTGTATACAAGACTCAGGCCAGCTTAGCTCCAGGTGATAGTCCTGTTGATTTTCCTGCACCCAATGAAAGATTTTTCATGGGCACGATTGATATTGTTGCCGGCCGCGCGCGGTGGCTAGAGCCTGAGACAGACGCCCCAGATCTAACGCAGCCTCGCTTAATTAAGAACTCCCGAGGCCAGTGGGAAGTTGATAAGAATCCAACTGGTGCCGAGACCGCTGATTATCCGGAAATAGACGCAGATGATCCACACAACCGACTGGATAATCCAACCGAGGGCGACCCGGATTTCTTAAATGATGCTTCACGCATATATGTATCTATGAATACTCTACCAGATTTCAATTTCGGAATTGAATATCCTGAGGGTGGAATTCCCATCGCTGATGATGATGCCAATGCAGGAGAGCCGGTTGATAAAGATGCAACCCCAGACATATATCTCAAAGAATTTGTCGATGGTGTAGGCCAAGCAGCAATTGTTATGAAATCAGATGAGATACGTATCATTGCCAGACAAGACACCTCTCAGGATCCACCGATCCAAGGGTCAATTACCCTTATCAAGGAGGGTATTGCTGATGATGAGGGTGGCGAGGGTCGAGCAATGATTACAATCCGGCCTGATGGCGTCATTATGATTGATGGCCCGAAAGTCGTAATAGGCTCAGGCCTCGAGCGTGGGCCTGGGGAAGGTAATCAATTTAGCGTCGGTGTCGGTGCTACTGAGCCTATGTTATGTGGTGACCTATTTATCACAGCATGCCATAATTTTGCCAATAATTTGAATGACACTGTTTTGGCTTCTGTCGGCAATCTTGGCGCACCGGTGCTTATGGCACCCTTAGCAGGCCATATTGCTACATTTAAGCAGGAAATGGATGATGCTAGGAGTACCGTAGCTAAGCTACTATAGGAGGTAATATGGATCCCGGAGATCCCGTAGGGACAGTTACAGCAGTTGCGGCACCCTTATTTTTATGCTTACCCCTGGAGTGTCCTCCGGAAGGTGAGTATGCACCCATGGGATTTTGTACATTAATGATTAACATTGGTCTTGGATCGATCGCACCAATGTTACCTCTTCTTGAAATATTTGGAGATCCTGTTGTAAAGATAGCCGATCTTCCCGGTCTTCCAGGTAAGTTGCCATCTTTACCGTTTTTGGGCTTGGATATTCCACCGCTCCCATTCCCTGATCCGATCGGGATCCAGGGTACTCTAGAGTTTCCCTCTTGGCCGGGTGTCGACATCCCAGGAATCCCCGCTTTATTTGATTTGATTTTTGGTGTTCTGACAATTCCACTTGATATGTGTTTGGGCCTTTGTGAGCTTAAGGTGCCGGATCTTTCTTTAGACGGAATGATGGGATTATTAATTCCAGCTTTAATGCTACCCGGCGTAGAAGCGCCTATGCTTCCTACCCTGGGTCTTCTCGATTTAGCAATTTGTATCATATTATTAATCCTGCTTCCGTTTTTGTTATTGGTAATGGTGATTAAGGCAGTGATTCCAGATGATGATGTGTTAGCAGAACCTATTTTAGCAGCCCTCGGACCTATTGGCGCACTTGCAGCTATGGATCCGGAGGCCATGAAAGAAGAGTTTGAAGATAAGGATAAGGTTCGAGCCGCCGCGGAGAAAGCTCTAGACAAAGTAATTAAGGAAGAAGAGGCCGAAAAAGCTGCCAAACGAAAAGCTGCCCAAAAAGGTGTAGTTATAGAGGAGGAACCAGAGGGTGAGTGGAAGCCTTCAATAAAGGACTATTACTACGGATAATTCACCCAGGGTGATATTTAGTAGATATGACAAACGTTAGGGAAACATTATGAGTCTTGTTAATCAATCAGTAAGGACATATAGCTTTAAAAGCGTAGGCGTCCAGGATATAGATCATCAGCAGGCAAGAGAAACATATGTTGATAATGTAGTACCGATCGGCATTAAAACTCCTCTGGAACTGGGCAAGACTCATGAAGGTATCTTTAAGATGCACACTGATCCGATAGCACAGATTCATGATAATTTTCGTAATCTACTTTTAACAAATCACGGTGATCGTCTTGGCTTATACGATTTCGGTGCAAATTTATCTGAGTTATCTCATGAACTAGGTGCAGAGTCGGGTGACACAGAGGCTATTAAACGAATCAGGAAAGCAGTTTCGAAATATATGCCATTTTTAGAGCTAAATACGTTTGAGCCCTTAATTGACCGGCATGATAATGATCATGTTGCTAAAGTTGGCCTAAGAATAACATATAGCATTCCTAAGCTGGTGGTCAAAGATAGGCAAATTGAAGTATTAATATATACGGCAGGGTAATCGATGGCAATTAAAGAACAAATTAACAAACAGCTAAAGAAGGCACGCACAAGATCTTATCTTGCTCGTGACTTTGATTCTTTCCGAGCCGAAATATATGATTATGCAAAAACATATTTCGGCGACAGGATTCAGGATTTCTCTGAGGCAGGGCTTGGTGGTCTATTATTGGATATGGCTGCGATGGTCGGCGATTCAATGTCCTTCTATTTAGATCACCAGTTTAATGAGCTAAACTGGGAAAATGCTGTAGAGACAGAAAATATTCGTCGGCACTTACGCCAGGCTGGAGTAAAGCAATATGGTGCTAGCCCGGCGATTGTAACGGTAACAGTATCGATACAGGTACCGGCTGATAATGTTGATGGTGAATATTCCCCGATGAGGGAAGTATTACCTCTTCTTGGAGAAGGTACATCATTTGTTGGAGGTGGTGCTACATTTGTTTCATTGGATGATTTACCTTTTGGGGAAGAAGATCGCCTCGGTGACCTAACGGGAAAGGTGTCGATATCAAAAGTTACCGATGAAGGAGTACCCCAGACGTTCGAGGTCTCGAAAGACATTACGTGTATTTCTGGAGAGATTAAATCTGAAACGTTTAAGATGTCTGATATGCACGTGCCGTTCCGGAAGGTAATGCTAACAAAACCAAATGTTACAGAAGTTATCGATGTTATTGACAGCGATGGAAACGTGTATTATGAAGTTGAATCATTATCTCAAGACACTGTGTTTCAAGGAATTCCTAATTTAGGTGATGATGGTGACTTAGTAAGTCATAATCTTGAAATTCTACCTGCCCCCTACCGATTTATTAAGATAGGAAATGTGCAATCTAAATCGACAGAGCTTCAATTTGGCGCCGGTGACGCAACAACCTTAGATGATGACATTGTACCAGATCCTAGTGATTTATCGCTTCCTCTTTACGGAAAGAAAATATTTTCCAGATTTTCTATCGATCCAAACTCGATGCTAGCAACACAGACATTAGGCATTGCTCCCAAAAATACGATATTAACTGTTCGGTATCGATATGGCGGAGGCCTCTCTCATAATATTGCTGCTGGGTCTTTATCAACGATCCAGACGCTATACATTAGTTTTCCAGCGATGGACGAAGCCTCTTTTACACAAACAGATGCAGCTAAACTGGTTAAGAAGTCGTTAAAGGTAACAAACTTCACCCCGGCCGCCGGCGGCGCACCATCACCTAACATTGAAGACTTACGTGCACAAATTCCGGCCGTACGGCAGATGCAATCGAGAATTGTTTCAAAGGATGATCTTTTGGCGCGGGTGTATACATTGCCCTCAAACTTCGGAAGGGTGTTCAGGGCCGGATTACGTAAGAATCCAAACAATCCTTTAGCGGCTTTAATGTACATTGTTTGTCAAGATCGTACCAAGCAATTGATTATTGCCCCAGATGCACTTAAGAATAATCTTCGTTCATACTTGAATGAATTCAGGCTAATATCAGACGCTCTAGATATTTTGGATGCGATAATTATTAATGTCAAGATTGATTTTGATATTGTAACGACACCTCGCTCGAATAAAAATCAGGTCGTGCAAAACGTTTTAGCTAGAATTCAAGCATTAATGCATATAAAGAATTTTCAAATTGATCAGCCATTAATTTTAGTTGACATCATGAATACGATAATTAACACCCCGGGGGTTTTGACTTTGGTCGATATGACGCTAACAACTCGTCGCGGTATTCTAGATGATAGAGTATATAGCGACGCCAGTTTTAATGTTGATGCCAATACAGTAAAGGGTTTGGTCATAGGCCCACCAGGCTCAATTTTTGAGTTAAGGTATCCCAAATATGATATCGTCGGCCACGTTTCTTAGGGAGATATAGATGTACTTGAATATTACTGCTAGCAAAGATACTTACATTCACAATAAGATAATCGCTAATCGCTTCCGGGCCACCGACTCGAATACCGGCTATGCTGGTACTCTAGATTTATTTAAGTTTTATGGTGAATCAAAGGTGCCGGCCTCTGATTCTTCCACTGGCACGTACGCTCTAGATACGGCATCCCCTCCGGACGGTGTTGTAGACACTGTTATTGAGCTATCTAGAATCTTAATCAAGTTTGATTTAAGTGACTTATCAACGCTAGCGACGACAGACTTAGATATTACAAATGATACCAGCTTTGAGTGTAAGTTACGGCTATTCGATATTCTCGACGGCCAGATGGCCCCGACGAACTTTAATGTTGACGTTTTTCCATTAGCGGCAGATTTCCCAGAGGGCATCGGTAGAGATACCGGTGCGTTTAGTGATCTTGATATTCCTAACTGGGTAACTGCATCATATGATGGAGCCCAAACACCTCCGGAAATTTTATGGGAAGATACCGATGGTGGTGCTGGATCAGTTGGAAATATCGGTGCCGCCGTAGACGCATTCCAGTACTTGTCTGACGGTGTAACCGACATATCAGCTAGCAAGGAGTTTGTCGAGGGCGTCGAGCCATTTACATTCGACGTAACTAGTGCCGTTAAGGAGATGATTAAAGCCGGTGGAACCTTGACAAACAATGGATTCCGAATTTCTTTTTCGTCAATTGAAGAGACGGATACAAAGACGTATTTTCTTAAGAGATTTGCCTCAAGACATGTGTTGAACCAGTACCTCCGCCCTCGCTTAACAGTGTCATGGTCAGATTCATTTAGCGACAATAGCAAAAACGCTATATTTGATATTCCAAATACTGTTATGCTACAATCCACGGCCCGCGGGGCCCTGGCGGTAAGTCAATTTGAAGACGACTCGAATGAGCTAGTATTAAAGCTAACGTCTGGTTCTTATACCAAGACAGAAACTGCTACCCGAGTGTATGCAGCTTTTCCAACGCTGGGCAGCGCAGCAGCAGCAGTTAATAAGTTAGGTCTATATGAGAGTACATTTACTATCCCGACAGAGGATGGAACCAGAATAGTATCAGATCAAGCAGAGATTGTACGAATAGAGTTTGTTGCCCATGATGAAGACACTGAAAATCTAGATGGCTTATATTTTAAGTTGTACTCAGATGATGCTACCGACAACACGTACTACATATGGTTTAACGTGGATGGTGGTAATAATGACCCGAATCCAGATGCCGGCTGGACCGGTGTAAGTATCGCAGTCACCCCAGGTGACACCGCCGAAACAATCGCAGCTACGGCGACAACCGCTATTGGTAATGAGGCAGATTTTACTGCTGAGACATATAGCATTGGCGTCACCCACGTAACATTGGCCGTCAATGGTCCGGCAGTCGACACTGCTGCAAATGTTGATGTTGCCGATTCTGGATTTGATGTTAAGATATATCAAGAGGCTTTTGAGACGACAATTCAAGATCACATTATTGCCAGTGGATCGGTTACATTTGACACAAGTTGGGAAAATGAAGACGGATCCGTCGTTTTAGAACAGGGTTCATTGAAGGTTAGCTCAGCAGAACAATCTGCTTTTAATGCGATATCACGTAGGCTAGACGTAAAGATTATTAATGCCAAGCCGGCATACAAAACGTCAGAGCGCGCCAAGTTTAGAGTTTTTGCCCGGGATATTGATGCAGAGATGTCTGCGACCAGGTTGCCAGTTTCGTTAGATAGTATAGTTCTAAATGAGATATATTATCAGGTTAGAGATGTTATTTCTAACGATATCATAATTCCATTCGAGCAAGATAAAGATGGCACTAGAATGTCGACTGATTCAGGCGGAATGTATTTTGAGATCATAATGAGCTCCCTATTCCCCGGAAGATCTTATGCTATTGACTTTTTAATTATAGAAAGTGGCAATCAGATATTTCTTCCAGCGTCCGACGTTCGGTTTAGGGTTGACTTATAATGGCCAAAGACAGTATTTCTAGATCGAGATTATTTACACCTTCTGTTATAAGAAGAATTGTCGATAATTCTGAGAAAATGAAGAACCAAACATTATCTCACTTGTCCGGTTCAGCAATCGGTTCAGATCGATCATTTAAGTTTGATGCCCCAGGCACCGGCCTTAAATCAACACAACAGTTAAATATTGACTGGTCACGTTTCGAAAATCATACATTCTTTAATTCTGCAGAAGCCAAAGTTAATACTGCATTTGATGAAATTATTAACAATTATCCATTTGACGGAAATGGGGAGGAGATTGAAGCTTTTTTTGATAAGCTGACTGGATTCGAGAGACATGTCTTTGACAGGTTTCCAAAAAGAACAGGTGATCTCCATTTTAGAAATTCGTATATATCCGTACCTGATCGTGCGGGAGCCTTATTTCCCTCGCTTAGCGACTTAGCTGCTAATCCAGTATTGGATCCTCGCGAAGAATCATTATCTATAGAGATGCATATTTTCGTTCCCCCGGGTAGCGAGGGTGTCAACCCAGACGATATTCACGGGCATGACTTTGACGAAATTGAGAAATATAATAAAAATCAAATAATATGTCAAAAGCTGGATGTTTTTGGTGAGACTGGATTTACATTAGCGCTATTAGACTCTCGTCTTAAAAACAGAAAGATTCAGTCAACAACAAATGGATTACCAGTTTGGTCTGGTCTTGACCCCGACGGTTTGGCAGCTGAAGGTATAGCATCCCTTTTTCAGCGCCATAATTCGAGTGGTGAGAAGCTATGGACATATACAGTATTAGATACGACACTTCCAGCTGATCAGCACTTTAAGCTCGATGGATCCGGCGATAAATTTGCAGATGACATTGAAATTGCCGCAGTGCCAGGTAATCTCTTTATTCCGTTTTTACATAATCAGTATTCTATCGATGATGATCCTGCGTACCTGCCGGTCTTAGAGGAAGCAGATTATGGCAAGGATGTATGTGATATTGCCTTTTTAGTATCCTCTGGATCCACAGCGTATCTCAGTGCCTCCATGGAACTCACTAAGGGTAAATGGAACCATGTCTGTGCTTCATATGATAGAACGTACGGAGAAAATAATATCAAGATGTACCTGGACTCAGCTTTAGTTTCAACTTCAGAACGAAGTTATAATATGGCTGATCTGGGTACAATGATAGATGAAGATGACTTACCAGGTGGATATGATGCAATATCATTTCATGTTGCTCCTTTATTAATAGGATCCGGATCTACACATCTTAAAGGTATATGGAATGAAATAGATGAAGTAGCCTGGCTCAAGGACGGTACGGATGGTGCACCCCCCCGATATGATGCTGATGGATTACCGACTATAAGCATCACGGGTGGCGAGGCAACTGACATCCGCCCCCTTCCTGGTGGGGGCTTGATAACACGCTCAGCTATGGTGCCAGAACAAACATTTTCTGGTTCATTAGATGAGTTTAGATTATGGCATGCCCCACGAAGTGAAGATGTCCTAAGACGCAAGTCGGTCAGGAATATATTCTCTGGTCAGGATGACGCCCTAAGATTGTGTTATCGATTTAATGAGCCTTCCGGCCACTTTGATCAAAATGAAATTGTTTTAGATTCTGGTGGCGAAAGTCTTCATGCAAAGATTACAAATTATGATCCTGGTGATGCCATGGATATCATAGATCGAGAGCCGGGTCTTAGAGAGATACCACTATATCCTCCACCGGATGGGCGTTTTGGAGATCCAGAGGATCCTCTTAAGAATCCCATGAAATTTGAGAAACTTAAGTTATCCCCTATTTTGTTTCCGTCGCATCCAGATGTTATTGCTTTGAATGAGGAACTTTTAGATGAGGCCGGTTGGTATGATACGAATAACCCAAATCTCATTACAAAGCTAATTCCTCCGCATTATCTACTCGAAGCCCAGGCAGATAATGGACTAGAACACATATTAGGTGAAGTTGGTGCACAATTTTCTGGAATTCCAGGATTGAGCGTTCCGGGTGGCGGTGATCTTGGTCAACCTCACCTAATTGCCTCACTGCTCTTTACTTGGGCTCGTTATTTTGACGAAATTAAGATGTTCCTTGATCATTTTGTTAATGTGTTACATGTTGATTACGACATTGAAGAGACTGTTGCGGACACGTTTTTGCCCTTTGTGGCAAATTATTACGGATTTGATCTCCCCCGTGTTTTTAGTGACGCTGCGATACCGCAATACATGGAAGGTGAAAATATTACACCCGACCAGAGCCTATCTGATCTAAGCCTCCAATATGTACAAAATCAAATCTGGCGCCGCGTGCTCACAAATATGAATGAGATAATCCAGTCGAAGGGTACTCATCATGGAATTCGAGCATTACTGGCATCCATCGGGATTAATCCTGATAAGTTGTTTAGATTTAGAGAATATGGGGGATCCAGGACCCAGGACTTGCAAGATATTCGGCGTCACCGTACAGAGATATCTGCCGTCTTAGACTTTAGTACCACGATCGATAATCCAGCTAATAATGCAAGAGGGCATGGGAATTTACTCGCTGGGTTCTACCCTCCAGGTGGTGCCAGTGATGATGGATCCGGAACAGTCGAGAGAAATCCATGGGAAGGAGTTATAGGTGATGTTGCGGATGGCGGTGACAACTTAACAGACATAAGTCAGGTTGCATGGTATAAGCCCCTTATAATATCCCCATTCCTCTCAGGATCTCGTGGTGAAGTTGGCAGTGTAACACCTGACACGAATATTCCAAAAGCCTGGATGCAGATAGAGATTGACTTTAGCTTGACCCCAACCCTAACTGAGTATTATGTTACAAAGCTAATGCTTTTAGAATCGTCAGTGTTAAACCGAAAGGTAATCGAGCTAGAGGATATGGATGGAAATATATTCATGTTCGAACTCATGACTGATGATGATGAACAGCTTGATTCTGAGTCTTATATTAGGGTAGGCTTAGACGGAATATTAGACCGAGTTGAGATTGCTGAGAAGATCGTAGAGGTCATTAATGAGAACTCCACCTTCGAAGCCTACAATATCTCTGAAGAAAATAACGGGAAAATAAAAGTTATCCAACCCCGCGGAGGCCGAGTTGGCAATCTCCCGGTGAAAATGTGGCAACATACTGATACTGCCAAATCCACGTTTACGGGGGAATATCAATTAGTTACCGACGAACCAGGTAAGTCTGTTGATGAAAGATTGTGGCGCCGCCAAGATATTCTCACTGGTGCCACGACGCAGATGACTGACGTCGATGGAAAACTTCTATGGAAGGGCCCAATTCCTTACGCATATGGGCCTGATGGCCTAGCGGAGGGTGATATTATCGTAGGTGTTGCACGTGGTACCGATGGCTCCAAGCCCCCCTTCCATGGATTTGACTTTACTGACTCACCCTCTTCTGATGGCGGTGCTGTATCTTGGCAAGAAGCCATAGACGGTTTTGATGATGACGGTACCCCGGTATTACCCCTTGTAACGGCAGCCGATGCGCATGCACTTGGGATATTTGACTTTACTATAGGCCGTGGCGCTAGCGCCGATGAAAAAATAGGCGTGGATGCTAGTTATGAACCTGTATATGCCCTTCCATTATCAGCTTTAGGATATAATCCGACCCCACAGATGCAGATTACAGACATCGATGGAAACCTAATAAACGTATGGAAAAATCTAGAAACCGGCGAATTAGTCTCAGAGCGTGATTTACTTGAAGAATATACGGTCGTCTCAAATATCCCAGGATTATATGAAGAGCATTTAGGAGAAGAGACAGAAGAGCAATTTGCTGAAAAATATGGGTATGTTTCAATCATGTATGATAAAAAGTACGTTAGTGTTACAAACCCTATTACCGGTTTAGAGGGTCAATTTTCTGGGGGCGAGCTAGGGCTTCTCCGTTATGACCACCCGGATGTTTCTTCTGAGGCAGAGAAAGTTTTTATTCAAGAGCGTGGCACATTCCATGGGTTTGACTTCACACCTTCAGACGGCCTGTTCACTTCCGGATCCTGGACAGCTGAGGCCACGTATCGTTATGATAAGCCCACGATGACATTTTATCCGGTTACCCAGAGCCTATTAAGAATTCACTCGACTGCAGACGTTGCCGAGAATCATGTGGTGTTAGCTAATTTAGTGGCAATGAGACACCCTACATTTGATGCCGATACCGGTGTGGAGATTATTACAAATGATGGAAAGGTAAAACTCTTTGTCAGGCCCGGCTGGGATTCAGGCGATAGCGAGTTAGAACTTACGGTAGAGGATGTTAATATTTTTAATGGCCAAATGTGGCATATATCCTTTGGCCGAGACCGTGCAGATCAATATGGCTCAGAGGTATCATCATCATATTTCTTGCGTGTAGGAAGAAACCACCGTGGAGAGATTAGGGAATATCACGAAGATCGAGAGCTATTTCAGGAGACTTTACTTGATAGCCGACAAACATTTTGGTCAGACCTCGGGGGCTCAACTACTGGAAAGAATGAGTGGGGCCCTTTCATCGTGGTCGGTAGCCAAGATCTTCCAGACGATACGGCTGTCGGTAATATAGGATTAAATAGTGACGATTCAGATGATGAAAAGGTAACGACACACTTCTCCGGCCGAATAGCCCAATTAAGATTTTGGTCAAAGGGCCTGACAACAAAAGAGGCAAAAGAGCATGTACGGAACCCGTTTTCAGTAGGGGTAGAGTCGCCAGATACTAATTTTAACTTCGCCCTTACAAACTCCGGATCATTTGAGCGACTAAGATTAGACGTATCTTTTGATCAACCTATTACCGGCTCTACAGAAGATGAGCTAGCCGATCAGCTTATGCTGGCCCAGGATCCACCCCTCATTCCACTAGGATGGGTTGAGCTATTCGACTTCTCACAGGCCCGTGTTACCGGCTCACGTGGTGCAATCTGGAGAGATACTACTGCAACTAACGATATGCCTTATCATATGATGGGATATGGATTTAATGCTTCCGGGCCTGGTGAAGAAGATGTAATGGTCATCAAGCCGGAGAGATTTGATTATACCACTATTGATGCCAAATTTGATGAGCATGGTGTCGACAATAAGATTCGTGTACGCGGGTATCAAGAAACTGATAATATAGAAGAGTTTCAAACAGACATGGCACCGGTTTATGAGATACTTAAAAGTGAAACCCCTAATGATGATACCAGATTCAGCATTGATGTCTCTTCGTTTCAGGGCCTGAATGATGATATAATAAAGATCTTTGCGACGCTAGATACATTAGACAATATGATCGGCGCGCCGGAACTAGTATTTGCAACTGGTTATCCCAGCTTACAGGCTTTAAGAGAAGTTTATTTTAACCGCCTAACTGGCCAAGTTAATATTAGATCGTTCTTTGAGTTTTTTAAGTGGTTTGATTCTGCTGTTGGTACTATGATAGAAAAGCTCATTCCAAGGAAGACACATTTTATGGGGGTTAATTTTGTTATCGAGTCACATATGTTAGAACGTGCAAAGCTGACGTATAATTACAGCGATACCTATTTAGGATCAAAGAATAGACATGGGCTCAAAGGTACAATCACACTTCAGCAATTCGTGGGCCAAGTAAAGAGGTTTTAGTAAGTTATGTCAATAGCATCTTCTATTTCGGGTACAATAGATGAAGCGGTAGTATTCAGGCAGGGAGTTAGTGTAGTCACAATGGCTCACCAACTCCAGGGAATGCTTCCGAAAATGTCGGCCGGAACTCGAGCAAGGCTTGTTGTTTCGGGTAATGCACCTGATTCTGATGTATATTTTGACGACTCGAAAATGGGCCTTGGCCCAGGTACAATAACACCTGATGTAGCACAGATTCATCCTGTATATTTTTTCGTCGATGATGAAGATAAGTTTATAGAACAATATGATCTAGAAGACCAAGGAATATTTAAGCTAACCGTTACCGGTACATATGATGGTGCGGAGGATGCAACGTATAGAATTCAGATTGCAGATCCTGATGACGATGATGTATATACCCTGGGCCAGCCAACCTTTAATGCAATATTAGCAGTCGGCGAAACGAGCATCGATCATTTAGATGACCTATCAGTACTTCTTGAAGATCACACCGAGACATCTGACACCGGCGAGGAAACTGTACTAATAGCATCTAGTTCATATGATGCATCTCAAGGTATAACTACATATAAGATAGAAATAGCCTCTGCGGATGACGGGTCTGCAGACCGGGTAATCTGGTATAAGAATAATGAATTAGTATCTTCATCCGCTGATGGTGAAGTCATAAACACAGACAGCGGAAACGTTTTAGAGGACGGTAATAACCGAATTGCAGTTCGATTTGATTATGATGGCTATGAAGACTATTATCACGGTACTGAACAAAAGCACTCGGCCGGCGACTCTTGGACGATAATAGCCGGCGCCCAACAGTTTAAGTGGAGAAAAGGTCAGTTTGACGACTCTTCAGGCTTAACATTCGAACCACCGGAAGGTTCTCTTATTGCATCGGGTTCTGGCCCAGTTGGAATTTTACCTACTTCTATGGGCCTACAACATCTTCATGAAGGAATATACATTCAGCTTCCATCCCAGCTTGGATACTCTGATGGATCCGACCCGAATATAGAGCAAAGCATATGGGAGTTCGGCGTAACTTCTAAAAAGGTTGAGCAAGCTATTACTGCAATGCAGGAAGCCCTTGGCAAAATAGAGGTCCTTCCTGATCACCGAGCAGAACAGCGGGACTTCGGCCAGCCTAAGTTTCATAAAGACTTTGATATTGCGACTGTAGAACAACAACAAATTGCTGCTATTGAGCTTAAGGTTGCTTCTGAGATTGGAACCGTGCCGTATATAGGGACTGACCGCCAGCTCTATATGTCAATAGACGGAAAGAAAATTAATTATTCTGGAGCCGATGTAGGATTTGTGCCAGATGACTTAGACGCCCTCACAATGTCGACTGATCTCTATGGGTTTAAGTTGTGGGCTGCAGCTGATGGTAGTATCGGAACATTAGTTGATATTGATGAAAGCCTGGGAATAACGATTGATTCTACTAAAGCTGAAATATTAGAGATACTAAATGATGCCGGTCATGTTGATGAACAGGCCTGGGCTGACTCCATCCCGTTAACACCAGCACCCCTGGTTGAGGCTGCCTGGGTTTTACGTTATGGATTTTTACCAGCTATCGGTAAGAAGTCATATGACGGTAAGGTCGGCCCTTACTTTACGATTTATGATCTCCACCCGAAGTGTAAGACATATCGTAATAACCATGTTTGGTATAACTTTGGAAATACAACTACTCTGGATTTAACTCGGTATGACGATCGTGATCCGAAGCCCCAGCTATCTGATCCCTGTATGGTTGATATTTCTGGTAGAGAACTAGTTGATATAACCATGGGTGATTCCATGACCGAGACCGTCGATGCCCTATATGAGGTATATAATGTTGACGTCTTACATGAACTAGATTCGGAAGATGCTAAGCGCACCAATGCTACGCTGGGAACCGTTGCAGAAGCCGACCCCTTCGGGGCTGGTCCGGACGGATGGACAAACGATGCCGGTGAAACCCTAAGAAGTGCAGCCGGCGTGGGGTTTGCCGCTGATTATGACAGCGACGGCTCTGGTACCAATGACAAAATGGGCCAGGATTCTTCTGGAACAGAATTTTGGACAAAAGATGGTGGCGTAACACTAACATCTTCTGTCATTGTTGGTTGGGATCCGGATACCTGGTCCAATGATGGTGGTGTAACATTCGCAACATACGCTACTTCTCATGATGTTGTTGGTGATCTTCTTGTTGGGTTTGTCGCTTACATGTCTGTTGACGTCGCTGGAAATGTTATATTAGATGGGACTACTGGGGTTGATTCGCCGAAGATTGAAGCTGATTGGATGGATCACCATGGATACGAGCGATGGTACCTAGATGAAAATGAGTGGATGACCCGCGAGGGTTACACTGCTATGGAGGATTTACTCCATGGGAAACACTTTACATTATATGACTATGAGTTTGCTGGATTCTTTGTTTGGTTTGACGTGGATGATAGGGAACTCCCGCCGTCGGCATTCCAGCCTTCAGGTGCCTATACGGCATATTTAGACACCGGCCGACCAACAATTGACGAGTCAGTTTATACCCACGATCCGGATGAGACCGATGATGATACTGTGACTATTAATAAGTCACGTTCACAATTCCAGGAAATTAGGCTCCGACTGAGTCGATCTGATAAGGCAAAAGACATTGCAGCAAAGTTAATTGAGCGTATCAACCGTGAGATTCCTACTGCTTGGCTAAGCCCATATCATCATTTTTGTATTGGCGTCGACACCCGGGATATGTATAAGGCTATTCCGGATGACAATGATGATACCGTTGTTCAAATTGAGCTTCGTCAAAGTGGCAGGGTCTTTGAACCCGACTTTGGCAATGCAAGTCTCAATAATGAAACCCCAGAGGGCTTTCAGGCCTACCTTCGTACCTACGGAGGATTGGCCTATAATGACTATGTTGTTGATGATTCTATCACATCTGAGGGGGTTGTGATAGATGCTGGATCTGCTAAGAAGGTTATTCGCGTTGGCAAGTTTATAAAGCTATTTAATTCAACTGCTTATTATTATCTTCTTCCTGGAACATCACACCCAGATTGGGTAGATGAGGATCATAAGTGGTGGTCAAGAGATGATGGGGTAACATTAGTACAGTTTGTCCCAGTCAATCCTCCAGAATTCCCTATGCCTGAAGTTGATGATACATGCGTGTGTGAAGATGGGGTCTGGGTAACAGAGGCAGGGACACCAATCGACGAACCTGACTGGACGACAATTTCTGAGTCTGAGTGGGCTGAGTTAGGTGGGTATCTGCCTTATGCCCTAATCGACGCTTATAAGCCACATATTATTTGGTTCAACGTCGACGGCATATCTAAAAATCCCGGGGCAATAGCAACCGATGGAACAAACAGGTATGCGGATCTATGGTCATATGATGTTGGTGATAGTGATGCAGCAGACTTAATTGACGGTCATGATAATGGTAGAATACTTGAAGTCAGACTATCACGCCGTGCGATTGATAGAAATGTTGCACATCAAATTAAAACAGCCATAAATCTCAGCACACAATTCCAGATTCCCTTTATGGCTTCCACCCCTGGAAACCAAGAGTATATAAGGATCCAGCAAAGGGATCCTGGCCCTATTCTTAACTTAGAAGATGACCAGATTGATTCCGTGGATATTTGTAATGCACCGGCAACTTATGAGGTTCAATTAGCCGGGACACCAGCTATGTCATTAGATCGAGACTTTGTTGCTGATTCCATGCTTTTTTCGTTTGAAGATAGTTCAGTTATTGCACAAAGATTTAACGCTAGCAAACGTGTAATTGAACATTATGCAACTTATGATATTAACTGTGTAGCAGAACAGAAGGACGGATATCTGTTTGATTACTCAACTGTAGAAGAGTGGACGGATGATGAGGGATTCTCTCATCCAGGTGGTAAGGTTGAGAAATCTAACTATGAGTGGGGTGATGAACTAGTCGGAATCCCTCAAGCGGTCAACTCTGCCGGTGAAAAGCTATGGACAACTGAGTATGCATCTGATGTAAGAAAGACTGCAACACAGGCCGGATACCTACCAAATATTGACACCGGTAGCGGAGCATTTGATAAAATGACTATCGATGCCGACGGTCGCAAGATATGGATTAAGAATGATCCTGCCGACGACGGGGAGCCGTTAGCCGGTGCCTTGCCCCTAACTGCTCACTCTATTGGAAGGTCTGATTCGGAAATGGAAGATGAGACAGTCGCTGGTATTCCTGACTATATAGAACATTCGGTTGATGAAGATGAATGGATGGCCCTTGAGGAATATTCATCTGTCCCCGCTTTTTCTCATGTAGTATCAAATGCCGCGTATGTATTTTTGCCTCATCCGGAGTTGAACTATTATATCTGGTTTGATGTTGCCGATCTTTCTGCTGACCCAGGTGACGATGGCAAACTAGATGATGTCACCGGCGAAGCTGATTATACAACTGATCCAATAACATATGCAAACAGGCAAAAGATTGGAGGGGCAATCCGCGTACCAGTTGCCAGTTATGATAATGCCGGTACAGTTGCAGAGAAATTAGTAGAGAGAATTAACGGCACATGTTATGATGTTGGAAAGAAATATGTGACTGTAGGAAAGTATGATTCAACCGACGATGGGATACCTGACACTTATACGTATCAAGCAATTGTGGCCGGAAATATCAATCATCATTTTTATGCTGAGATTTCGTCAGAAGATTCAAGTGTTGTCCGAATTTATAGTCGGCAGCCTGGTTTAGTTAGTCATATTGTCTTGGATGAGAATGAAAATATAGCACCTACAATTTTCCCAGTAACTGCTTCTGGTGATGAGATGACGTTTACCGTAATTGATGACGGTGATCCCGAGTATTTTGTCGATATTGAAAGTATTGTTCCTGGTACGATATATCCACCTGAGATGGATGTTGGGAAACCTGACGTTGATACTGGGCTAAGTGCAGAAGTTTCAGAAGAACCCTATACTCCAACGCAGCCGGGTGTTACGAAGGTCTTGGCTAAGTTTATACCATATGAAGATATGATGAGTATAGATCGTGGCTATAGAGAAATTCAAGAAGATGGAACAGAGATAGCTAAAGATGGGCCGGTTGCATATATCCAGGATGATATTGGGACGTTAATGTATCCTATCATCATGGCCAATGTTAGTATGAAGGATCCGGATCAATATGATGGTGCGATTGAACCTCTTGAAATTCGGTCCCGCGCTTCAAGGAATTCGCCAGATGGATATTTTGTTGCCCATGAGGTAAAAGGAATGGTCATGACCAATATGGCCGAGGATTCTAGAAAGAGGTCAAATCCAATATCTCAATTTATAGAGCCAACATATATGATTAAAGATGAGTTCCGCCCGGGCGAAATGGTAATCGGCAATCGGTTTGATCCTTATGAGGATGGAATCGAGCACATGGCTTCTTCCCCCGCCGCGGCATCATTTACTAGGACACCCGTTTTTGGTGGTGTTGGAACAAACGATATGACTGTAACCGGGTCTTATATCGGTACGACAGGCGCTTCTGCTGTGTTTTATTATATCAAGGTTTCGGATGTAGGTACACAAGTTGATGACATTATTTACTTCGATAAAATGAAGTGGAAGAAGGATGATGAAAATTGGTCAGATGCAATCGAGCTCGATGACACAGGATATGTAGAAAAAGAAGTGATTTTGACATTTGGAAATCTCGGTGGCCTACAAGCTATCCCTTCATTATCAACTGCAAATCCATCTGGGCCCGACGCGCTATATTCATCGACGCAAGAGCTTTTGATACCTGACAGCGCTCTTTCAATGGATCTAGCAATTCACTGTAGGGGTGATATAAACCAGCAAAATGAATACTATCGTATTGAGTGGTATGATGAGGTAGAGTCGGAGTGGAGAGCTATAGCTGATTATTCAAATGTAGAGACTGTTACAGAGGGTGGCGATGAAGTTACATCTGACGACGGCCGCGGCTATTCTCCTAATATCGAGGGTGGCACTCTCATTAATTCATATGCAAACACCTGGGAAGACTATACCAGATTTAATGATCCATATCATCCAACATATAACACTGACAGCAGGACGGGGTATAACACTACTCCTCATGGCGTCAAGGGGTGGAATGGTACCACAGATCTAGATCCGAATGGTGGATATTACACCTCAGACCGATATACTGATTACACTAAAATGAAATTTAGGATCATGGCCTCTGCGTTTGTTGATTCTGATTCTCCATATAAGAATTCTGTCAAGTTGATTTTCACATTCAAGACCCGTGCAGCGCAACTTGAACTTGATCAAGGCCTTACTGCTGTTTTCGAGAATTCATTTGGTCATACCGCTGGTGATACATGGTATTTTGAGGCTATAGCTAAATCGCATGAAGATAATGTGGGCTCAGCAGTATTACCGGGTTATCTCACATGGCAAGAGGCAAAGATAAGTCCGTTTACCGAGTCTGCAGAAAAAGAAGCTGAGATTATCAACCTTAACGATCCTGTTCGTACGGAATATATCGCGACCGGTTCGTTGGTTTTTAATTTTATCTCTGCTGCCCTCGCGGATGAGGAGAGCTATATAGGCAGCCTAAATGCCCAGGCCTTCACCTTGGTCGATTCTTTTGGCACTAGTAGTAGATTTGAGTTTGATAATGACGGGGAACTTGAGAATGATGGGGAAATGCTGGTACCGTTGCTCCGGCCGGAATCATATTATCTAAGGTTTCCCGCAACTGATGCAATTATACATCGTAGAGCCAGTAATGGGCGGTTGTTATGGACCGATGGTGTTGAATCCGACCCATTTACATCCGGCGGTATGAAAGAAGATGGGGTTACTCCTCATACGGCATTCACCGGTGAGACGCCCACATACGTCGCGTATAACTCAACTGAGGATGGCACCGAGGCCGACTGGGTCACAGAATATAAATTTACCGCGGTATATGCTACTACAGAAGAGATGAGCCTGGGCCTTGAGACAGTATCTGATTATGCTGGAAAATACTTTATTATCACAAATCAGCTTGAGAAACCATATCAAGCTGAAGAAGAAGCAGAAAGGGCCGGGATCTTAAACACTGTTATTGGTCGCCGGTACGCGGTGTGGTTCAACGTCGTATCCTTAGATGCTGATGGGAAGGAGACCTCCGTTGTCGGCTCCGATGAGCCCTCAACTGGTGTAACTGATCAGGGCCGATGGACAACCGATTATGGCTTGACGCTTAAGGATCCTGGATTACCAACCACAGTCGAGAATGGGTATGGGACTGACTATACTGGGTATGTTCCCGATTATGATTCTGACGGCGACGGTATCTTCGATAAAATGGTGACAACATTATCTTACATAATCCCTGATGATCCTGGTACCATCGAGAATGAGTATAGGATTGTAGGCGGAGATAAGTTGTGGACGTATGATGGTGTTACAGTTACAACGGCTGTTGTGGCAGGATATACAGGGTTTTTTGATGAGCTAGTTGACGATGCATCTACTACATGTGTTGAGGGTGATACCGTAGTATCAACCTGGACAGAGGAGGAATGGGCTGCTGCAAACGGATATTACGAGATGCCGTTGAGCGAAAAAGAATGGCATGAGTCTGCCATGGCATGCACGTTGACAGAAGCCAGCGAGGCATACGGCCCAACTGATGAGCTACAACAACCATACAGTGATTATATTGATATGGTGCCCCAGCTAATTGAAGTAAAAGTTAGAGATACTGACTCGATTCTTAGAATGATAAGAAAGCTAGTTCGGACGCTTCGGCAACACCGTAATACAAATCAGTCAAAGACATTTAGCGTTAAGTATGCCAAGCCACCTGAGTATGAAGATTTGTGGGATCTATTTGATACCGATGAGGATGGTGTACCTGATGATGGGTACCCTGCCGGATTTACCCCAGATGATGGTGCAATATGGAAAGTTGCTGACTATGATCCGGAAAGGCTGGTCAAGATTGATACAACTTGGTTCAATACTTATGCCGTTGATCCTACGTCACCCCCTAATGTTGCTGCAGCCGAAGCCGGTTGGCAACCAGGTTATCATACAATACGGATAGAGTCTTTAAACCCAGGTTACCATATAGTCCGAGATTATGAAGCCGCCGGAGTCCCACCGGCCCAAGGGTGGGAACCTGGATTTCAGAATATTGACCCCGCCCCACCCAACGAGGTTCGAGATTTTCAACTAACGCAAGGGATAGAAGATCCAGGTGGATATAAATCATTCCACACTCTCCTGTCTGATACTTGCGACATAGTTAATAATTCAATATTAGACATTACGTCTTCATTACGATATAACACTCCATTAGGTACGAGTGACCCAGCTTTGTTTAACCATATATTTGTGACCGGTAAAACGTTGCTCGATACATCATCATATGATTTTATTGATGGGAGGGCTGGATTATTATTATATCAAAATACACCGGGCCCAGAAGGAAATACGCTTATTCAGTTTCACCACTATAATGATGATATTGCCGGCAATGTTATAGCACAAAATTTCCACAGCGGCTATAATGCTGGTCCTTATGTAAGTGATGCAATCGTTGCGATGAATATGTCAACTGAGAATATAAAGCCAAATCGGCATAAGTCTTCTACTAGCGGCCTTGTTTTTGAGAATAATCCAGATGGTACCGACAGCGTAGCCTTCGGGGGTTGGAAGAAGTAATGTCTAAGAGCTATAAAATAAACGAAGTTGATCTAACTAGGGACTTTACTCATTCACACCGTGATACTGCAAATAGCTATAACTACGGATCATCTGAGTCTTTAACTGGCTGGTGGAAATTCGAAGAGCTAGCAACGATCACTGAAAATGATACGTTAATTTATGATTATGCAACAGGCAATAATCATGGAGTATATAGGGGAGCTGTTGAAAATATAACATTCACGTCCGCCCCAGGCCAAGCTAGCGCAGCGCACTTTCCAGGTGCTACATATGCAGAACTCCCTAATATGGGTACAATAGGCTTGATCGATAGTGATATATCGGTTGCAATGTGGGTCAAGTTTCCGCTATCCACGTCTGACGCACGGCTATTATTATTGGGTAATAACAGGGTACAAATTTCGGTTGTAGCCGGTAAGTTGATATTGCAATTAGGGATTATTGAAGGGGAAGACGCAGAAAGTTTTGTACTAAAAGACAGGGTGTCATCTTCTCAGTCCGTTAATGATGATGAGTGGCATTATATCACATATACGTATGATAGGGAGACGGCAACAAATACGTTATACTTAGACGCCGATCTAGTGGGAGAATATCAAGAAGAAGAGATATATGCTAGTTCTGATACCCTGAGTTTATCCCTCCCCACAGGAACAAGTTATTTTTATCCTGCATTCTCAATTAGTGATCTAGCAACGTGGAATAGCAAGCTTTCTTTAAATGAGGTAAGGCCACTATACAAGTTGTATACTGAGATGCGGTATGAGCGTTCTGGATTTATGGGATATCCTGCTCGAGTATTGCTAGATGAGCTTGACAATTCTCCTAACTCTTATCCGACGATCCGAAGAGCTGGACCAGACATAGGATCATGTAGTGATCCGGTCCGTCCTTACGATGACTCTAAGACCGTTGTATTTGATTCGGCATATGCAAACGCATGGATAAGGTTTTATGGCCGCCCTAGGGATGCCTCGACCATCACTTTACATGATCCGGCCGGCAGTATTGATTTACTGCCGGCAACAGCAGCGACTTGGACGACGTTAGACGACTTAACTGTCACCGCTAATGATGAGTTAAAGGTCGAACAAACCTATCAGATTTTGTCATACACAAAAGCATCGATGACGTTGCAAGATCCAGGGGTTTCCGGCCATATATTCACGACCGCAGACTTTCCAGTTGTATCTGGAAATTGGACCGGTATTAAATATGTTGCCGTCGGCACAGAAAATATTATCTTAGAGGCACCAGGCAATTATACACCATGGATTGGTGATGATCAGTCCGGCCTAACATTAAAGATCCAGGTGACCACCCTGGGCACACCCGATCCACTCGACGGTGCCACTGACCAATATACTCATGAGATTGCTTCTGCTGATACCGGTAAATTAATTATCCAGGCTTATAACCCCGGGGTAAAGATAAAGTTTGACAATGATGCCGATCTTGCCACGGTAGATTCTGGAGACGGGCTGCCCAAGATTAGCGTGAGTGGTGAAGAGATAACGGTCACCGCTGATTTTGATAACGGAACCTACGGTACCGATCCTACGACCTCTATCCAAGAGATTGTTACTGCAATAAACAACCATAGTGCCACCGAGGGTGTTGCGGCATCCTTGAGCCTATCCGGGACAACCAACTCTATAGTATTTACGTCATTGTCTGCAGGTATTGCTGGTAATGATATCAATATACAAATTTCAGTGGATGATGGCTCCTATGAACTCAAGGATTCGACGTGGCTTCCTAATGGCGATGGCGGGCCCGGCTCAACGCCGATCCTTTTATTAAAAGTGCGTAGTGAAAATACTTTAGCAGATGTGGTATCATTCTTTATGGTACCGTCTGATGATCTAGAACATTTTCTTTCCACCGACGTCGGCCTCATTAATAATGCTGTATTTTTAGACACCGTTGCAATATCTATCGGATCTGGCGATGGTACTGAGGGTGTAGGTTTTCTTGATGGGACAAATACAAACCTCACCGGTGGAATTGACGAGATACCAGTCGGCGCTTCCGAGCTAGTTATTGCGTCTGCTGACCCTGATGGTCATCTAGCCCCAGCTGATTTATCTTCAGGTACCTGGAACACAGAATTTGTTCCAGTTGGTACTTCTCATGTAGGTGCCTTCAGCGCGACGCTATATACTGCCGGTGATCCCGCAGCATCCCCGCCTGTCGCCCCTGTTGAGTTAGCTACCCTTACTAATCTTCTAATGGATTCCGAGGAGCAGTACTTAAATGATCTTGCGGCACCAGGCACTGAGAATGATATGTTCGAAGGAATTAAGATTTCCTGGCCCAATCCATATAATAGCGATGGAGGTGCTAACACAGACATAGACTCAGATGACATTGAATATGCTCCGCTTTGCGACTCAAGCCTCGACGGCGCCGGTGCAGAAGAGTTCTGGAATGTTACATTAAGCCCACCAGACAAGTTTTTATGGCGTAAGGCAAATCTTGATACATACACCGGTCGTAATGCATGGACTGAGTGGTATCCTGGTGCTGAGAACTCGGATGGCGAATGGGAGTATACTGGGCAGTACATAGGTGCAGGAAATGTCCGCAGAGAATACGTACTTAAAGATCTGACATACTCTAAGGTAGATGATGATGGATACATAATCTCTGACGGTCATCCCCTGAATACGATCGATCACATAAGCGGGTCGATCCCTGATTCCTTCGAGGCTGATGTATATATCCGCGGTGATATTAGTTCATCTGCCACCGCAGACTCAAACTATGAAGAAGAATATTACGAACTTGAGTTTGGATTTGATAAGCAGACGTGGCATCCTATTGGAACACAGGCTGACTTTAACCATCTAAAGGATGCACAGAAGTCCCCATATGATACCTCAAAGGACGATACTGGGACATATGAATATTCCCCTTATTCTCACGAGGATGATGACCCTAATGCTGGGGTGTATGCCGGCCGATGGGCTGGCCCAATGGCATATGCACCTTTCGCAGATGGTCACACGTTTACGAAAGATGAGTTGCAGCACGTTCCAAAAGATGATGATGGTGATCCACTCTATACCGCGATGCCGGATGCACCACACCTTACAGAGACTGACTGGAGTTACCCGAATACTACCACCGATGGTGACGCTGTGGCCCACACCACCGGCATAGCCCGGGCATGGCATCCCTCAAATAAGGCATTTACTGATACTCCAACGTACAATATTCCCTCATATATGATGTACCAGGAGGCTCGTGATGCGGGACTTATAACACAAACAGAAGTTACTGCATATATCGCATTAGGGGACCAACAGTATACTGATGCTTCATATTTTTATTATTCAGATCCAGTAGCTGGGACCGGACCAACATACGCCGGTTCTGGCTTAGCCCTTTGGCGAAAGATTCGATATGCTTGGGATGATGAGTTAATAGAGCATGTCTCCGTAGGGTGGGACGTTATTGATGATGGCGCATATAGCACGCTTCCATATACCGGTGTCCATCCTAGCGAGTGGTACTATGATCCGGACTATACCCCGGGATCGACACTTGGCTATTATTCTAGCCCGACAGAGACCTCTTCGTCGGCGCTCAAAACATACATAGGTAGTATTGTATACCCCACGGGGCACGAGCTTGAAGGCCTCCCCATATATACACCAGCCACTGATCGCCACGATACAGATGAGTATGGGCCTACACAATTATATTTCAGAGTAAAACCTGGAACAAAGGTTTCATGGGGACGATGCCAAATTAAGCTGGCTGCAATCTTCAAGGGTAGGTTCTGGTATTTTGATGACATTGATAATGACACAGCCGATGGAAATAACATAAGGCTTTCATGGGAAAACTTCATTGGTCATGGTTATGGATTCTGGACAGTTCATGTTGAAGACTCTACTAAAGAGACATTCGAGTTTAACCGTGGGCGAATAGTAAACCCTGCGTATACCGCTGTCGAGATCCAAAAGATGAGAAAGCGGGATCAAATTAACGATACTTTCGCCCGTGCTGTGAATCAGTCTGGATTACAAATTGTAGCTAAGAGCGATGGCGAAAAAGTATTACTAACCCAGACGGTACCAGGTGCCGTTGGCAATCTTGAGATTCACGCTGACACCCGCGCACGTTGCCATATTTCTAATTCAAAGCTTTTTCAATCAGGTGCCAAGGGTGAGGTAACCGGTAGTTTTGCAGGCGGTGATGATTACTTGGTATCTTACCCCACACTCTTACCAGCTCGGGTCCAAATGATTGATACGGACGGAGCTCTAATATATTCCTCTTCGACTGGTCATGTAGCTTCTGCCCGGGCCGCTGGGATGCTAACAACACCCTTTGGCTTAGACTCAAGTGGGAATAAGCTATACATCGATACTAACGGCCACATCGCAACATCTGCAGATATAGGCGCCGGCTGGACCGACTCATCAGGTGTAACAGAAGATGAATATATGGCTGATAGGGATCCGCCATACACCCCTGCATCATTATCCGAGGCAGAGTGGTTAACATATGAAGGATTGACAGAAGGAGTACATATAGAGTCTCCGTGGCTTGATCATCGCATTATGTCTCCAAATTCACAGAGCTTAGATCCTGGCCGCGGCCTTGTCGAGGCCGGCCTAATCACCACTGGAGCTTGTGTCAAGGGCGTCTCTGATGCATTATTAAATTTTGATAGCCCACCGGTAGGAGTTGATAGGCATTTTATAACAGATCCTCTCAATCCCCAGTATTTGCATGAAGACTATTCCACGACTCCGTTTGTTGATGATCGAGTTGATATTGATATTGAGAATGAGTTCTATGATGAAGGCACATCTCATGAGATATATGAGGGCCTGTCTAGTCCGCTACGCAGCAAGACTCAGGTCATTATTGACTTAGAGACAGTGTCACCCACCACGCTTGGGTATGATACGAAGCAAAGATATCGCAGCGGCAAAGTCGAAGGTGTGGGATTTAGGGCTTATAAGTTTGACTTTTTCGAAAAGGTGGGTCATAAATGGAGAATCGAATGGCCGACGGAGGACCCGGGTGGCTGGTCTACCGCCCCCGCAATCGTTTTAGAAAGTGACCTCGAGCTTACAGGCGATTCTAAGAACTATTTTGTATTTTATGCTCGTGGTGATATCGATGGTCGCTCAAAGGATCCAAGCGAGGAAGTCTTTAAGATGACGATTGACTGGCACGGCCAGTTTCCACGCCAAAACTTGTTTAAGTCATTAACTTCTGAGCTAAGTGACAATCGTTTCTATCGATACCATCGTTACGTAACAACCGGCAGCCTTGGAGGGACAGGTTATACAGATGCCCAGGGCGATTCGGTATCCGTTGAGGCTGCAACGACTGATGATGAACTAAACGCTGGTTATACACTTGATACTGAAGCAACCTGGCTTGAGACAAACTATCCTGGCCAGTACGATATTGAAAACCCTCTTACTTATGATGCTAACGAAGAGGTCCCCCCACCACCCCTTGAATTCGAATTCGAATTAGGCGGCCCAGACCAAGGACTGTCACCACGCCGTAAGGGCCCATATTCTTATTTTGATTTTGGTAACCCACATGCAGTAATTGTATTACCTAAGGGCACAGTAACAAAGGTCGAGTGCATACCAGGCACAGAGGTTGACTACGGGGTCAATCAGGTTTATATGCGTGTCTGGCCTAAGGCGTACAGCTTTGGTACCGATACTGCAGTAGATCCGGATGATGATAAAACAAAGTTGTTCAATAACATGGCATACTACAATTTCACCACCAAGGAGTGGGATGAGATTGGGCCTGGAATAACAACACAGCCCCAGGGTGCCGAAGGGCATAAAGGATTTTTTGAGGATGCATGTCTTGGTTTCTCTCGTGGTGTAGAATTAATACAAACAGGCACAAGAGCTGGTGCATTACCCATTACTAACTTTGGATTTCCATCTCACCCGAAATTTACCGCGACAGATGATCAAGTAATATCCATGGACAGCTTTATTGCTCGACCGTTTATCTTAGAAAAGTTTGTCTTTGAGTATGAGGCTGCATGGGCAGAGGGTAGTGATTATTCTAAGCGGACTGTGATGTATGATGTCTCATCTTCTGGAACACTACAACGCAGTGATGAGGACGGCAACTTTAATAATAAGGCCGCCCTTAATAGCTTCTTCATCCTCAACCAGCGACAATGGGTAGGTGATTATGACTATGCAGCCGATGGCCAATCAGTAACACGTTGGGGTAAGCCTGACTATCGTCGCAACGTTACCCACACCAGTTCTAATAATGCACATAACCGATACATGTGGGATGGTCATGATTATCCCTATTCTAAGGGTGCTGATCTAATATGCTGGTATCGATTTAATCAGACCAAAGTCGACGGTTCGGCCATTGATTTATTTGCACCTAGCTTTGGCGATGGCCCAGCATTGATATACGATAATTGGTCATATATTGATTATGGTGCGGATCCAACGGCAACGGCCTCGGTTCCGGTTGTAACAGCCTCTTCGCCTTGGGAGCTACCTGATGGTGTAGACACAACAACATTCGATTATTCTATCAAGTTAGCCGGCGACAATTTCTTGACTGCGTCGCTTGGTGGATCAAACGGCCTTACGGGGGATACATGGACCAACTTCTTTGAGGAATTTGTTACAAATAACAAAGACTTTGGTCCCTCTATAGATGACGGGATCTTGAACGTGCAAGATCAAACAACAGAATTAGATGTTACATTGACGTTCGCGGCCTCCGGGGGCGCGCTAAGTGTGGATGTAACTGATCATGCTGTCACAGTCGATATAGCTGCAGGTGGTTCAACAATCACTGCGATTGCGGCCGCTATTAATAGTGATCCAGCTGCATCTCTCCTCTTATTGGCCATGGTGGAGGTTTCTGGTACGATAACCGAAGCGGAGGTACCGAGTACGTTCTCTGATTCTCCTGTTGCTGTTAATAATATCGGCGGAGGTTTAAGCCTCCGTGGCCAGTATGATAATAGTAGTCCTCCGTCTACCGGCTGGACCCAAGGGGTCGAGTGGAGATATATCGCCATCGAAGGTAACTATGATGTAGATGGCGATGGCCTTGGCAACACCGACCCCTTTACCGAATTCAATACACACCCAGCTGAGAACGTCTTATTTACGCCATTCACTGAACGCCCAGACGGTACCTCTTTTGCTCCTGGTAGTTGGTCTCATGCGTTGGTAGTTCATAATGCTGACCTAAAAGAATCAGGTTCTCCAGCCCCAGTATCTGGCTCCTATGCACGTTATAACGTAGCCCAGGCTGATAAGGTGTATCTCACGTATAAGTTCATCCAAGGTGTCACAACTCGTTATACTTTCCGTGACGTGATTGAGATGGGCAAGAGTGGATTTATTACTAATCCATCATTTGGTGATGCAACCGGAACATCGGCTTTATTCGATCAATGGTCAGGCTGGACTGCCGACGAGGTAACTTATCCTGAGAATCGCGATGCGGTTATTCATTATCTATCATCGGACTGGTGGTATGTTACTGCAACTGATACAATCGTCCCTTCTGGATCAATTCCAACGACATGGGAACAAGCACTGTCACAGGGGTGGGTCGATAGCACTCATATTGCTATAGGGTGTAGTGGAGGCGATTGCTCTGGCGATATGAGCGTCCATTTCCCAGATTCAGAAACCGACGATTCGACTGTTACAGAATGGGGTACTCCAACTACGGACGACGCCGACAAGCCAATAACCGGTGCAGGGCCTGGTCTCGACGAGAACGGCCTGGTATCAGAAGCCGG